TTGTTGTCTTTGCTAAGATGAGAGGCGACTACTCGTCACTCGTCGACACATTTGAGACAGCAAAGGAAAGCCACCAAGAGCAGATAGATAGGATGAGCGACATTCACGAACAAGAGTTGTTGGCGAGAGACAAGATTCTTGAAGAATATGCCGCAAGGCTCGTCGAGGTTGAGTTGAAGTTTGTCGAAGACAAAGCAGCACTCGCCGCATCCTACAAAGAGAAGAGAGAAATCTACATCAATACTTTTGGCAAAGATGGTTTGAAGAATGAGATAGAAAGCTATTTCGGGATTGATTATGTTCCGCCTAGCTAAGATAATAATATTTTATTTATTTTTCTGTCTCCCCTCTCTCGCACAAGCAGCCCCTCAGTTCACTTTCCTTGGGAAGAACCAGCCTGCTCCATTTGAAGGAGCCCTGTTTAATCCAGAGGCAACAGCAGAGATATTGGCGAAGAGCCAGTTGGTGAAAGAAGAGTACGATCTTCAGCTTGGTTATGAGTTAGAGAAGCAAGAACTAAAGTTTACTTTGGAAATCGACACGCTTAACCTTCGCGTCTCTTCGTTGGAAGAGGAGTTCGAGGTTACAGTCGAAGCCAAAGATAAAGAGATCGATGCTCTTCACAAGCTTGTCAAAAGCCACTCCCCATCTAATAATGTTTGGTGGGCAATAGGAGGAGCGGCCGTAGGCGTAGTAACAACAGCATTTGTCGTCCATGTGGCAAAATGAAGAAGCATGATGATCCAAATTATGTTGTGAAGGTGGAGCAGGCCATTGCCAAGAAGTATGGCGAGGAAACTATCCAGAACCCTAGAGGTAATTGGGACGAAGAAAAAGAGAAAGAATACGAAGAGCAACTAAAGAAACTCGCCGAGAAAGAAAGAGATACAGAAGACCGAGACGAGAAAATAGAAGTAGATGGTGTTTTAATGTCGAGAAAACTACTTAATAGAGAAACTACAAAAAGATCTTGTCCTGTCTGCGGAGCTTATTCTTTCAAAATACGCGATGATGTTTTCATGAACAAATTTGATTGTTGTTATAAGTGCTACATTCAGTGGGTAGACGGGCGAGAAGATCGCTGGAAAACAGGTTGGAGACCAGAATAAATGGCAAAAAGAAAAGAACATACAGGCACAAATAAGCAGATGGATGAGCATGTCCATTCGATTTTAAAAGTTCTTAATAGTATAGACTCCCATCTAGCCTCTCTAGCTTATCATCAGCTTCCATCTCGCGGCAAAACCCCCAGTATTGAGAAAGCAATGGCACAGGCGTACATGAATGAGAACAAAACACTTAAAGACAAGATTGAAGAGCTTGCAATTGAAGAGTTAAGAAAACTTAACGAGGAGAATAAATAGATGGCTACCACTATGGAAATTGTTAGAGGCATTTCGCAAGTTATGGCGAATAGCCACGACGGCGCGCTTGATGATAAGGGCGAACCTATTAAGGTTGGACTCAAAAGAGAAGAAGGCGATCCGATTATAGACTCCCGCGTCATGGACGGCTTCAAGGTATCTTTCTATGGAAACCAGTTGTGTATCCACTATCACGCAGAATTGAAGCTCAAAGATGTTTACGCAAAGGACTTCGAGAGCGACTTGGAGCAAATGATTGCAGATATCGCAAAGTTTATTAAGAAAGAATATAAGAAGGTTACCGGATCCGCTCTTTCCCTCAAAGCAGTCGGAGAAGTCGACGCAATTGTTCAACAGACATCTCGTGTTCGCACCTGGGTACAAGCAAAACAATACTTTGATATTGGCGGATTGGATGACAGCACCGAAGGAATCAATGAGTCAAGCGAAGACAGTGTGGATGCAAAATTTAAGTCATTCCTCGATCAAGGCGGCTGGGGCAAGAAAGAAAAAAACGACAAGAGAAAGACGCCAACTCAGGGTCAGCCAGTTCGTAAAGATGGAAAGGTAAAAGCCAGAAAGGACATAAATAGCCCGCTTAAGGCGGAGTAATGTCCTCTGGGCTTTCTAGAAAAGAAGTTGTCAAGGAGATAATAAAGTGCGGAAAAGATTCGCAATACTTTATTAACAGCTACGCCAAGATAGCCCATCCAATGCACGGACTCATCCCGTTCAAGACCTACCCGTTCCAAGACGACCTACTGGGAGACTTTGACGACTATCGTTTCAATGTCATCCTCAAAGGCCGACAGCTTGGAATCTCAACCATTACCGCAGCTTACATCTGCTGGATGCTTTTGTTTTACCGAGACAAGAATGTTCTCGTTATCGCAACCAAGTTCCAGACAGCAGCAAACCTAGTCAAGAAGGTGAAGAGCATGATGCTGTACCTCCCGCCTTGGCTACGAATAGCCAGCATCAAGATCGACAACCGTACATCCTTCGTTCTAACCAACGGCTCAGAAGTCAAGGCATCATCCACATCAGGCGATGCTGGTCGCTCTGAAGCCCTGTCTCTCCTCGTCATAGATGAGGCCGCCCATGTTGAGGGGCTTGAAGATTTATGGACTGGCTTATACCCTACTCTGTCAACTGGTGGGCGATGTATCGCGCTCTCAACGCCAAACGGTGTCGGTAACTGGTTCCATAAAGTCTATGTTGAGGCAGACGCCGGCATTAATGACTTTCACCCAACAGTCCTCCCATGGGATGTCCACCCAGAGCGAGACGAAGCGTGGTTCGAAAAAGAGACCCGTAACATGTCTGCTCGCCAAATAGCACAAGAGCTTGAGTGTAACTTTAATGCATCAGGCGAAACAGTCATCTCGGCAGCCGACATTAACCGGCTTTACGATGGGATAACGGAGCCCAAGTACCGAGTCGGCTTTGACCGCAACCTTTGGCTTTGGGAGCAATACGATGCTGCCAACACTTATCTTCTCGTAGCAGATGTTGCGAGAGGTGATGCTGCTGACTATTCCGTGTTCCATGTTATCAAGCTAGAAACCATGGAAGTCATTGGAGAGTATCAGGGCAAACCAAACCTAGAACAGTTCGCATCAATCCTCGACAGCACAGGCAAGGAGTATGGTGAAGCTATGCTCGTTGTGGAAAACAATAGTTTGGGGATCTCCATCTTAGAGAAACTACAAGAGAGAGAATATCCAAATCTTTACTTCTCTATTAAGGGAACTCACGAATACATAACAGAAGTACAAGCACAGGGAATAAACAACTCCGTTCCTGGATTTACCACCTCTTCAAAAACTCGCCCTCTAATAATCGCCAAGATGGAAGAATTCATCCGCAACCAACTAATTACAATATATTCTTCACGAATAATCGGCGAATTCAAAACTTTCATCTGGAACAACAACAAAGCACAGGCTATGAGGTCATATAATGATGACTTGGTAATGGCTCTTGCAATCGCGTGCTGGGTGAGGGACACAGCGTTAACGGTCAATCAACGAGATTTAGAGTATAAAAAGGCAATGGTTAGTTCAATGAAAGTCTACAGCAACAACTTAAGCACAACTATTTCTGGCATGTCCGGCCACAAAGAAGATCATGCTGCAAGACTGAAAGAGCAGAGCCAGCAATATCAAGATTTCATATGGCTGATTAAAGGATAAGATAAATGGCTAAGAATACAAAAAACCCAAGAAACCCATCGTCAGAATTATTTAGAACTTTAACAAAGATCTTTTCTGGCCCGATTGTTTCTAGGAGATCGCAAACCGGCCGACACCTTCGCAGATCACAGTTGGATAAATATTCTTCTCGCTTCAAGTCGGCGAGCGGACAGGAATTTAAGAGTACCAGATACAGCGAACTGAACACGACCCAGTTGTCGATAATGTCTCAGCACAACAGGACGGAGCGCTATGTTGATTTCGATCAAATGGAATACACTCCAGAGATCGCATCCGCTCTGGATATTTATGCAGACGAGATGACAACGCACTCCTCTCTGTCTCCAATGTTGAACATCGCCTGTCCCAACGAAGAAATCAAAGCAGTTCTACAATCCCTCTATCACGACATTATGAATGTCGAACACAACCTATTTGGTTGGTGTCGTTCAATGTGCAAGTATGGTGACTTCTTCCTCTACCTAGATATTGACGAAAGAGAGGGAATAACTAGCACAATTGGCGTACCAACACAGGATATAGAGAGACTTGAGGGCGAAGACAAGACAAACCCAAACTACATCCAATATCAGTGGAACACAGCCGGGATGACCTTCGAGAACTGGCAGGTTGGCCACTTCCGCATTCTCGGCAACGACAAATATTCGCCCTACGGCACATCAGTCCTCGAAGCAGCCCGTCGCATCTGGCGTCAATTGGTTCTTCTTGAGGACGCAATGATGGCTTATCGTATCGTCAGGGCGCCAGAAAGAAAAGTTTTCAAAATCGATGTTGGCCAGATTCCGCCAAACGAAGTCGAGCAATATATGCAGAAAGTTATTACATCCATGAAGCGCAACTCTATTGTTGACTCAACCACCGGCCGAGTCGACCTTCGCTATAACCCTCTATCAGTTGAAGAAGATTATTTTATTCCTGTCCGCGGCGCTTCCAATACAGAAATTAGTTCGGTTGGCGGCGCCTCTCGTACTGGCGACATTGATGATGTAAAATACTTAAGAGATAAACTATTTTCGGCATTGAAAATTCCCGCATCCTATCTTACAAACGCAGAAGGCGCAGAAGAAGACAAAACAACCCTCGCCCAAAAAGACATCCGTTTCGCTCGCACCATTCAAAGATTACAACGAGCAGTCGTTTCAGAGCTTGAAAAGATCGGAATCATCCATCTTTACACTCTCGGTTATGATGGTGAAGATCTGCTCGGATTCAAGCTCCGCCTAAACAACCCATCTATCATCGCAGAGCTTCAAGAACTAGAGCGATGGGATAAGAAATTTAGTGTTGCCGGCGCCGCAAACGAAGGCTTCTTCTCTCGCCGATGGATCGCAGAGAACCTGTTCGGCATGTCCCACGAAGAATTCCTGCGCAACCAGCGCGAACTCTTCTACGACAAGAAGTTTGACGCAAACCTCGCAGCAACCGCAGAAGCAGAGCAAGAGATGGCTGCTGCGTCTATGACTGGTGGGGGAGAACTTGGTGGCGATGATCTCGGAGGCGACGATCTCGGAGGAGATGAACTTGGAGGAGACGAACTTGGAGGAGACGAACTAGGCGGAGATGACCTTGGGGGCGGCGATCTCGGAGGAGAAGATCTCGGTGGCGAAGAGGCCGGCGGAGAGGAAGATGTTCTTCTGGCTGCTCCTGGCCGACGAGAAGATTCTCCAGCAGACATTCGGCGCAAAGATCGTATTCGTAAGCAAGCAGCCTACGAGAAGGTCAAGAACGACAAACGAAAAACCGCAGGCAGGGGAAAGAATTATAAAAGCAAAGCAGGCCCAGAAGTAGGAACTGCGCGCACAACCTTCCCAGGCAAAGTTGGCTATGGCGGTCTTGATTCTTTGGCCAAGGGGATGTTCGAAGAGCAACAAACTATTTATGAAGAGACATTCTCTAAAGAAGAATCAAAACTTCTTAAGACCAGCAGATACGCCAAGCGGCTTATTGAAGAACTTGAAAGATCGGAGTTAAAAAAGAATGAGACTAAAGCACAATAAAAAGCGTAATACTGCCTTTCTTTATGAGGTTCTAACTAAAGAGGTCGCAAAAGCGATTGTCGCAAAAGACCTTAAGAAGAAGGAATCAGTTCTTGCGTTAATGAAAGAATTCTTTAGCAAGGGCAGAGTTCTTAGACAAGAGCTTGAACTCTACAAGTTGCTTGGCGAATCCCACGGCGCCGATCATTATTTCGCAGAGCGCCTTATTCAAGAGACAAAGAAAGAATACGAATCTCTCGATCAAGAAAAGATTTTTGAAGCACAAAGCGACATCATCAAGATGATTAACAAAAAGTTCGGCCCTGAGATTTATTCCAACTTTGTTCCGAACTACCGCAACTTAGCAACCATCTCTCAGATCTTCGGAACAGAGATAGGAGTAAAGCACAAGGTTCTATTGGAGAGAACAATTATTCAAGGTATTGTCTCAAAGCCAGAGGAAGTTGTTGAGAGCAAGAATATGCCTCACATTGACGATTTGGTTTACAAGAAGGTTGTCGAGAACTTTAATGCCAAGTACGGAGAAGAGCTTGACGAAAACCAGAAAGCTTTAATTGGAAAGTATGTGACTTTATTTGGCGACAATAGTCTAGAATTTAAAGTGTATTTAAATGAAGAGCTTTACAGATTAAAAGAAGAAGTTAAAAAGATATCTGACTCTGAAACAATTAAGACCGATGAAGATATGCAGCGAAAAGTTTCACTAGTTTCAGAGAAAATGGAATCCTTCAAAAACCAGCCCATCGACGACAAGATGATTCAGCAGGTTCTTAAGATTCAAGCGCTAGCTAGGGAGAGCGTACTTTAATGGCGGTAAGAGTTATCATAGGCGACCAAGAAGAGGAGAAGCTTTCTCCCGCTGTCGCAAAGATCGAACTTGTCATCCGTCGCACCATGGATGGGGATTACATGATAATGGACCACACGGAAGTGGACATTATTGTTATGCCTAAAAGCATGAAGGTAGTTGCTTTTCCAAAAGATTTGATGTCTGATATGATCTATGGTACTGAAAACCGTCTGTTTAGGTTCTTATCTAGCAAGGGCCTTATTGAAATTGGTTCTATACAGGCCGGCTCGATCTATGGCTCACTAGAGGCGCGCCTCCTTAAAAGTGATAATTTTGATACAGTTAAAATGACAATCTTGAATCTCCAGAAGTGGATCGATGAAGAGAGGCCTTACTTTGAGTTTTCCGACAAGCTTGAAGACATGGTGGCTGATCGATTTGTCGATCCGAATGATGAAGAGTCTACAGAGCTTGGCGAGATCCCACATGATACTACCAAGGGCGCCCTACAACCAATGAGGGGCAATGCCCATCACTGGATGTCTTACACTTACGAATAGAGGTAAAATTGGAACTTTTAACATTTGTGCTCGCCGCCTACGGAATGACGCAACTATTGTGTTACGGCTTCATCTTCAACAAGATCCGCCCCAAGCATCACTTCTTCCATTGCCCCATGTGTGTAGGCTTCTGGGTAGGAGTTTTTTTGTGTGGAATAAACGGATGGACAGAACTATTTACTTTCGAGCATACTGTCGCTAACTATTTTGTTTTGGGCTGTGTAAGTTCGGGAACATCTTATGTTTTCAACATGATTTTTGGTGACTGTGGGCTCAACATTCAACTTTCAGGAGAAGAAAATGCGAAGAATTAA